TTTCCATAGCACGGTATACACTTTCTGATGCTTCTTTTGATGCACCTGCAGATTGTAATCTTTCTGAACCTACTTTTATTCTTTTTTCTTTTTCACTTTGTATTTTTTTTCTTAATCTATCTGCTTCTCTTTCTGCCTTATCCATATTCTGCATGTAATTAGAAACTAAACTTTTATCCATTACTCCCGTATCTAACATTTCTTGAGTATTTTTTATTAACTTTTGTTGTACTTCTAAATCTCTAAAAAGTTGCCCATACTCTAAAGGTGAAAGAAATCCAAACTGCTTTGCGTTATTTTCTAATATATTAAATGTAGGGGTATCTACTTTAACTTCTTCTTCTACTTTTTCTACTACAGGCTTAACTTCAGTGGGTTTAGTTCCTTGTACCTGACCTTCTTCATATATTTTTTTAATAGTATCATATTGAGTGCCTTTTTCCATAGACAATTCAGCACCAGTTGCTCTTGCACCAGGAGGTAATCCTAATTCTTCTTCTTGATAATTTCTAGTTACTTGTACTGTGTCTATTGTATCAGGTTTACCGTCACCATTATTATCTCTAAGTATACCTAAATCCATAGCTTGTTTCTCATTAAAGTATTGTCCGATATTATGTAATCCGTTCATTATTGTTCCTATAATACCGCCAGTCTCAAAAGGATTTAAAGTTTTTCTTGATGGTTGATATTCATATTGTCCTTCTCTTAAATTAGGGTCAGTAGCACTAATATCTTTATCAAAATTAATTGTGCCTTTTAAATCTCTAGCTTGATTGGTTAAACTTTTAGGTTCTGGTAAAGTTATTTCTTGTCTATCACTTCTAGGTTGTTCAATCGGAACACAAACTTTTTGTATAGGGTCATATTTAAATCCTGGAGGACATGGGTCATAAGCAGGTGCTTCGGGTTCTGTTGTAGGTGTGGTATCTACAGGTTGTGTGACAGGTGTTGATGGTTGCATTATACCTGTACCTACTTCAGGAAAATCTTCTTGTCTAAATTGAGGTAGCTCCCCTTGTTCTATTTCTCGTAACATACGAGGATAACCTTGTTCTTCTGTTCCGTATTGAACAGTAGCAGTTGGCCCTTTATATTCAGGTAATGTGTATTGTTGTCCTGTAACAGTCATAATACCATCTGTTGCAGAATCATAAACTTGTTGTTCGGTTGTAGTAGATTGTACTCCTGTTCTGAAGGGGAACATAATCCCCTCCGATTCTTTTTGTAATATTTTAGATAAATCAGCCATTCTTATTCAATTGTTCCCTGAGGTTGAGTATTTGGTGCAGTAAACCCGCCTTGCCCTGGAGTCTGTGGAGTTCCCACTCCGATGTTGCCACCTCCAGACCCTTGTGTGTCTGAGACAGTTGCTCCTGCAGGTACTCCTCCAGTATTTCCCATACCGCCTTGTTGTTGGTTAGGGCTTTGATTTTGTTGATTTCCATTCATATCTCCCATCATCTTCATAAAGATTGCCGCTTTTTCAGGGTCATTGACTAATTGGTCAGGGTCAACATCCATAGACTTTGCAATCTCTTTAATAATACTGTGCCATTTAACAAATGGTGCAAGGAACTGATTAGATGCCACTTGCATAAATGTCATTAATCTTTGTGACCTTACTTCTTTTGTCATTAAGGAACTTGTGCCTTGTGCTTTAACATCTAAGTCACCTTGTATCTCTGGAATGTCTGAATTGAATTGCATATTCCAATGAAACAAAGTTTGACCTAAAGGTCTTAGTAAGTAGTCGTCAATATTTTTTATAACAGTTTTAATATTTAAAGCTGCCGCACCCATCAACATTGACATACCTGAAGCTGTTCTTGTAGTCGATTGGATTCCTGTTTGACCATGTGAGTAAGAAGGAATACCAGTAGACTCATCAGCTAACTGTCTAAACCTGTCAAACATTTGCATATTCTCTGGAGCAGTACTTGGGAATCGTAAACCGTGTATCGCCTGACCTACTTGTCCGCTTTGTCTTCTAAATATTTTTCCAGGATATACTGTCATATCTTGGCCCGGTACTAACATTGTTTCATCAACATCAAAGACTAAGTTACCTGCGAGTGCTAAGTTATCAATTGCCATACGTGCATGACCATTCATGATAGTTTGTGCATCATCCATATTTTCAGGTATGCCAACACCAAAGAATTGATAGGGATTAATTTCATAAGGACATACCATAAAGGGATTTCTAGCAGGGGTAAATGGGTTTAATACTAGTCGTAATATTTGTCCATTAGACACCCAAGCATTAATCTGTACTTCGTCTAACTCACTAGAAATTTCATCAGGCATATCAATACCTGCTTCTTCTACTAATGCTTTATCTATTGTACCCCAATACTCTAAAACTTCAAATCTATTTTTGTTAAACTCTTCTTGATTTTCTCTATCATAAAGAGCTGTTTCGTAGCTTCTTACTTCATAATTAGGGCCACCTGCTAATACTTCTTTAATAGCTGACTTTCTAAAGAAAGGTCTATTCATCAAGTCTCTTAACTGTGAACGAGTATATATATGGCGTTGAATGATGTAATCAGCATCTTCAACATTAATGGCATCAGGGTCAGGATATAAATCCCAACAACTAACTGCTTCTACTCTTGGTACTAACTTTGATTTTGGTTGATATACTCTTTCACCGTTTTCGTCTAATACCCATTGATGAACTGCTTGTTCGTAGTTAAAAGGTCCTTTAAGAACTCCAGTACCTAATAGACACATTTCAAATAATACATGTCGCATTACTGAAATAGCATGTGTTTCTTCTAACTGGTCATGGATTAATCTTTCCATGTTTCTTGCGGCTTCTTCTGCAGGTTCTATTTGAGGCATTGTTTTTAAATCAGGTGCTGGACCTGCTTCAAAACCTGCCTTACCATACGTATCGGATAATCCATTAAGGATATCACTAGAAGTAGAACCCGGTGCTATTTCTCTACCATCCCCTTCAAAACCATAGATGTCATCCATCCTCTGGTCTTTCTGCATATTTTCAGGTTTTAGATGTGCATATTTTTCTACACCTGTTGGGTCTGTTGTAGGAAATATACCAATAGGAAATTTACCCTGTGAGAATAAAACTTCTATTAGTTGTCCATATGCAGCAAGAACTTTGGTTTTTGTTACTTTAACAAATACCTTAGACTTTTCTGAATCTCTAAAAGCCATATCAGAACCATAGACACCTCTATAGTTTCTATAACTTCTTAGCCATCTTTTTTCGTCATAAAGACGAGCCTGTTCTGATTCTTTTAAGCGAGACTCAATAACACTACCTAAGTTATCAAAGGCAGTATCTTTATCCTCTGATAGAGACTTTACTCCATCAGATTCAGAGTTCAAGCCACTTGTTGTTGGTTGTGGCATTGTTTACCTCTTAGTAGTCTTTCTCGTCAGCCATTGAGAATACTTTTTTATCTACACCTGATTTGGATTTACCTTTAGGGAAAGACTCATCGTGTAAGTTATTATCTTTTGGAAGAGAACCTTTCTTTACTACGTTCACCATAGATTGTTTTGGTGATTTGGCGTCTTTGCCATATCCCATATTATCTTCTGGTAAATCACCCATCTTGTAAGTTTTCATGATTGCCATTTTACTTTTCTCCTTTTATTTTTTTCTGTATGTATGGTAATAACCAAGGGTTATCTACCCACACAGTTGTTAGTCCATTCGCAAGAGTATTGCAAATTCTTTCTTCTTCTTTATCATTTAACTCTATTCCCCATTGATATATTATTGCATGTAATATTTCATGAATAAAAGTATTTATGTGAGATATAGAATCTTCATCATCTGATAAAGCTATTACACCTTCATTAGCTATAAACTGCCCATGTACATCATTTACTTTTGATAACAAAGGGTCTAAATTTAATATCTGGTATTTTTTATAACCTATTTTAATTTCTTTTGCCATTAGTATCCAAAAACTTTATCTGCAGGTTTAAAGTCTACGGTTTGATTTACTCCAAAATTACTTGTCCTTGTTGAGGGGTGCATCGGTCTGCTCATACATCCATAACGTAAAGCATCGTAAGCATGGTCTTCGGCATGAGTATCAACATCCTCTGGATTACTTTTATCTATAGGTAACATGGGTAATGTTCTAATTAAGTTTGTACAATTTTCAAAAAAGAATAATGTTGGATATCCTGTTTTTTCATCTGGTCTTAATCTTTTATGTAGTTCTAACTTACCTGCGACACGACTTCTAGGAGTTCTATCTGATGGTCTCCAACGGCATCCTTCTTGAATCATTGTTTCAGCAATACTTGGTCCTATATCACCTCGTCTTGCCCATGTAGAACTATCGAGTACACCGTATCGAATATATTCACCTTGTTCTGCTTCTAAAACTTTTCTAGCAAATATATCTGCTGTAATCTTTTGTGTATATAATTCTCTGTAGACAAATATATTATTATCATAGTCTATAGCAAACCATAAACAACACGCAGGTGAACTATACCCCCAGTCAGCCGCTCTGAATCTCATCCAGTTTCTTGGAATATCAAAAGGTTTAACAACATGAAGTTCTTTGTTAAACTCTGGAAAAGATGAATCTTCAAATGCTTCCCAGTTCCCTTCTAAGAATTGTTTTCTTTGAACTTCAGGTAATGATGCCAACATAGCGTAGTAGTCATCTGTTTGCATCAAGTAAGGATTATCCTGTAACTTTGCAGGTATATATTTTCTTGTAATCTTTTTTATACCTATAGGAGTTTTAATTTCTATTTCAAACTTTGTGTTTGCAGGAGCGGGGTCAACAAACATTTCTTTAACCCACTGAGAACCTACGTTACCAGGATTTCCTGTTGCTCTCATGTAGACAGGTATATTAGGGTCGACACTTCTTAAAGACGACCTAAGAAAATTATAAATATCTTCTGTTGGATACTGAGGTAGTTCATCTATTCCAATCCAAGTGTATGATTGACCTTGGTAGCGTAAAACATCAGTTAAATTCTCTGCGTATCCAAACTCTACTCTAGCCCCTGAAGGAAACTTCCATTCCTTTTCTTGCTCTCTCCATTTAGCACCGGGGTATGCTTTAGGATATAATTGCTGAGAGTGATTAATTAAATCTCTAAGTTCAGGCATTGTACGTCTAATTAACAACGCTCTGTGTTTTTGTTTATCACAATACCGTAGTGGGTCGACTAACATTGCGTAAGATTTGCCACCACCTCTTGCACCACCGTAAAATACTTCACGTTCACTAGATGCTAAGAACTCTGTTTGTGGCCCATCGTTAGGCTCAAAGATAACTTCTTTATCTTTTAGTGCAGCTTGGATATTCGGTGAAGTCTCATCAATTTTATCTTCTTCGATAATTTGCTTCTTGCCATCAAACACTTGGTCAAGTTCTTTAAGTCTATTCTTGGTGGCCCAAAAGTTTTTCTGTGCCTTTTCAAGTTCTTTCTTCTTTTCACGAAGCATGTCTTGGGCAGACTTTCGAGCCTTCTTCTCTTTGACTGTAAGAGGAGCATTAAGGCTAGTTCTTCGTTTTCTACCAAGTTGTTTAGGTTTAGGTTCTTCTACCACCCTTTATGTATTACCCTTTTTAAAACTTCTCTTAATCCCATTCCTGTAATCTTTCTACCTGTATGATGAGACAACCATTCAGCAGTTTCTTTATATGTACAATTGTTTTCTATAAAACCTTTTGCTTTCTCAATCATTTCCATATGCTCAGGAATTTGAATTAAAATATTATTATCTTCTTCAGAAACTTTATAACCTAAAGGTATGACTCTACCTTTTCTTTCTCTTTTGATTATTGTATCATCCATTATCTTTAGGAGGTAGGATAAATATACCATGTGCTACTTTAGCATTGATATCTACTTTTTCTCTCTTAGCTAGACCTACTCTATCTAAGATTTGTTTGGCCGCTTCCATTCTTATAGATGCTCCAGGTGTTGAACCATCTTCTTGTAAAGCGTTAATCATTCCCATACTGGCTCTTGGGGCAAAGGCCGCTAAGAGTTTTTCTGCTCTATCAATAATCTCATCCTTTAAAGATTTTAAAGGTGTGTGATAATCGGCATATCCTGCAATTTCACCTGCTAGTTTTGGGTCGCCTTGTGCTTCACCAAACAATGCATCTAAAAAAGTTTGTTGCTTGTCTGTTAGTGCAACATCATTTTTATCATTTTCAGGAACTAACATTTTTTATTTTTTGTAATTTCTTTTCTCTTTTTTCTTGAACCCACTCAGGTGACTTTCTTATTCCTGCTTGTTCTTCTATCTGTGCTTGTTTCATTCCTGCTCTAGCACTGCTTAACATTTGGTCTCTACCTTTGTGTTCACCTCTAGCGATGAAGGAAAGGTTGGGTGCAGTTATCACCATCTCTACATTTTTATGGCGTAGTGGCTTTGTCCTATCTTCTACCGATAGATACTCATCCCAAACCTTTCCTGTTTTTTTATTCCGATAAGAATAAACTGGCATATACTATTTTACTTTAATTGTTTTTGGTTTCTTTTCTTCTGGTATATTTTTTTCTAATGTAATGTATAGTATACCATTTTTCATTTCAGCAGATTCTACTTCTGTGTACTCTGCTAATGTAAAAGATTTATTAAATTTTTTAGAAGAGATACCTTTATAGATATATTCATCTTTTAATTTTATCTCACCACTAATTGTCATTACATCATCTTTTACTTGAATGTCAACATCGTCTTTAGAAAATCCTGCAAGAGCAAATTCTATTGTCCACTTATTGTCATTCTCTTTTTTTATATTGTAATGTGGGTATCCTTTAACATCTGTTCCTGTTATAGAATCTAATCTGTCAAAGAATGAATCAAACCCTATTGTATAGGGCATATATTTATCTAGTGTAAAAGTCATTTATACCTCCTTGCTTTAAGCTAGATATAGCATCTTACTGTGTAAGATTTGATAACCCTTTCGGCATCATCAAACTTTTAAAACTTATTTCTTTTTCTTTTTGGTTACGCCTTTAATCTTACCTTTATTTTCTGTGGCGTAAAAAACCTTTTTACCTTTTTCTTTGCCATACTGTTCTTCCATGGCTTTCTTAATCTTATTACCTTTTTTAGTTAGTGGCATATTAAAAATCTAATTTTAATCCTAGTTTAATATTTTTTTTATCGGCTTCTAGTTCTGTTGATAAGTTATTTTTAAATGATTTATTTAATTTAACATTTGCACTACCGTCTTTACTCATTGTAAACGAAGACATAAAAGTTTCATTACCATACTTGATTCCAATTTTGTTATTGGATAATGAAGTGTATTTGGCGTAAGGAACTTTGCTCTCTATAAAATTTTCTATCTTTTCTTTTGCTTTATTAACTGCTTCTTCTTGGCCTAAGGCTTTTAGTGTCAAGCCTACAGTACCTGCAACAGCTTGTTGCCCTGCTGTCTTTAATTTTTTTTCTACAGCTTCTTTTTGATTATTAGATTGAGCAATATCCGCTAGTTCATTACTGATAGTTCTAACTGCATTTGTATAATTTTTTGAGGTCATATTAAATATTTACTAGGCCATCCCCTTTTTAATTTTTTGATTTGCGGGAGGGTTTTTCTTACTACCCCCTGGACCTGCCCATAAAACTTTGTCAGCCCAGTAAGCAGCACTTGTTTTACCTTTTGCAATATTTCGGCCATGCCTTGCTTTAAACGAAGCCCTTGCTTCTTTACTATAGTTATGACCCATTGATGCATCACCAAATCGAATGAGTTTTGGTCGACCATCAACGAGAATACCGACTTTACCTTTCTTACCGCCTTCGGTAGTCCTAACGGGTTTGTTAAAACCTTTGAGATTATTTCTTTGTAAAAATTTTTTTTTCTTATCTGCATCAGATAGAGCCATTACTTTTTCTTTTTAATATTTTTCTTTGGTTTTACTTTACCTACAGCAATCATCACGACTGTTTTGTCTTTAGACTTTTTCATATTCTTTTTTGGTTTCATTCCATACATGATTATTTATTCTCCTTTAATTCCATATTAAAC